GGTCGCCAGATTTTATTGGGCGGCTAACATTAAAAAAGTTTTGAATTTTAGAAAGATAATTTTCTAAATAATTCCATCGCTCAATTAAGAGTGTACGACGTTCATTTTGACGTTCTTTCTTCTTACTTGGAAAATTTGCAGGGCCACAAATTAAAACGGAAGGACATGACGCCTCGTTACGGTAATAGTCATTATAATATTCGGCTAGTTTCTTGCAATAATAGTCGATTTTTTGAGCGGTGCTTTCTGCTTGCTCTGGATGCTCATCTAAAATTTTATCAAGAATACTGTACGCAAAATCGCATTTTTCATGGTAAATTCTTGTTGCTGAACCTGTTTCATATTTAGAAAAGCTATTCAATTCTTGAGCAAGTCGGGCGTTCTCTTCGTTTATTTCATAATATTTTTTTGCAAAATCTTCCGGCTCTTTCTTGTAATAGGAGTTTTCACCTTTTAACTTTTTTAATTTTTGGCGGCCAACTCGGCGCAGTGTCAAAAGTTCGCAATCAGTTATATAATTTTTTGTTGCAGAAAATTCCACACAATCCAGATAAAATTGACATGTTTCTGGAGTTTCGCAAACTTCAAAAAAACCTATAAAATTTCTATACGAAACCGTTCCGTTTATTTTTTTAGGCCTTTCATGATTCTGCACTGCATCAACCTGAGGCTCATAATCATTATTAGCGTATTCTTCGACGGTCGTTCCGGCCGCTGTCGCATCTTCTTCTATTTCTTTTAAAATGTGCTTTTTGTACTCCTCCAAATCATCTATATAGGAGACTTTTGAGTTGCCAGGAACTCCTAAGAGTTTAGAAGGGTCCTCTTTAAAGATAAAGGCATGTTTAAATCTAGAGTAATACCCTCCACGAGCCTTCATTTCTTCATTGGCATGCTTGTATTCTTCGCGTGTCAACTTTTCAGAAATTTTCACACAATAAATTTTTTCGTTGTTGCGCGTGTCAACATCTTCCGAGATCTCAAAATGAAGATCTTTAAAGTTGATATTTTCGGAAGTTGCTTCCTTTGCAACCTTCGACTCGCTTTTTTTATTTTTGATGCGTGCGGTTTTCGGCACGATTTTAACATTTTCGCCGTTGTTTTCGCAACAGCCCAAATAATAAAAATTAACATCAAAATAATCGATCATTCCATCGCAATCATCATAATTATAGGAATTTACAAAAGCGTCCACGTCGTCAATAACTGCTTTCGTGGCTTCGTTCATGATTTTGTAAAAATCCCCGTGCTCTTCTGTGATTTTTTTGTATTCACTTTCAAAAACCTCACGGGTCCATGAGGTTAAATTCCACAAACCATGTCGCTCCGCCTTTTTGATGAAAGCAAGCTCTTCTTCTTCGCTCACTTCTTCTGCAGTCTTGTAAATTTCGATAGGGCTTTCCTTTAAAACCGCAGTCAATTCCTGGCACATAGAAGCGTAATGGATTCTGACGCTGAATTTATATGTTGGGTATTTTTCTTTGATATATGTCCGTACAATTTTAGCGATTTCTTTCAAAGATAAATCGCAATCGTAGCGGCTCCCTTCCCAACCAAATTGGGTATAGAATCTTCTACGTGTTTCTGCCGCTGTTTCGTTGATGATTTCGCCGCTTTCCCTCTCCTGTCTGTTCTTCCAGATTGGAAAAAGTGCCTCGTATTCAACGTTGATGGCCTGCATAACTTCAACGTCGCCACCATTATCTGGGTGATTCGCTTTAAGAAGTTCTCTGTATGCCTTTTTTAATTCGTTGTAAGAATTTACATTTTTAAAGTATTTCATTGATTTTCACCATTTCATCTGTTATAATACAGATGCCTTTCATTTTTTCTATTTATTTATGTTTGGCGTTGCCGGCTGTGGTGTGTGTGATTTTTAACAGCCGGCTTTTTTATTGCTTATTTTTCTATCCTCCTTTTCTGACTGTCTACATTATACCATTTTAACGACTAAATGTAAACACTAAAATTAATGTTTTACAAAATAATAAAATTCGTGTTGCATTATAAAATAGAATAGTATATAATATGTAAAAAAAGGAGGACAAAAAGAATGTTTGTGTACAAAATAAATGTCATGAAAGAATTAGAAAAAAGAGGATACCCCAGTGTGAGGATGCGAAAAGAAAAGATTTTAAGTGAAGGAACTATGCAAAATTTACGAAAAGGGAAAGGGATTACAACAGATACACTAAACAAAATATGCTTATTATTACGCTGCCAGCCGTCAGACGTAATAGAAATAATCCCTACAGACGAGGAAAAAATAAAATATTTTTGATATAACACTAAAATTAGTGTTGACTTATATGGGCGAACGTGTTACGATATAAACATAAAGAAAAGCACAGCAGGCCGAAAGGGGATAGAAAGATGAAGAAGTATAATTTAAGTAAAATCATGAAAAGAGCGTGGAACTTAGTAAAGACAGCAGGTCTTTCTATCTCCGAAGGACTTAAAAAAGCATGGAGGGAAGTAAAGAATATGAAAGAGACAATGGAAGAAAAACTTCTCAGACTTGGTTATAAGGTATGGGAAAAGGGTGATATGAAACGTATCTATATTGATGACTTTCAGAAATATTTGGAAGTTAAGGAAACTAACACACCCGAAACTATGGGACGCGGAAGAATCATTAATGGCATCTGCACAGATGAATATAAAAGCTTTGCACAGCGTCAAGCATTAAGCCTTGTTGACTGGGGATTTGGAGCTAAATTGTATTACGACTGTAAAAAAGAAGACTGGTTTTGTAAGAATCCGGGAGGAAGTTTAATTAAAAAAATCCTCTGGACAGTTGCTGATAAAATAAAATCTTTATAATAAATACCCGCCCGGCGGCGGAATCCGCCGGAGAAAGAAAGACGAGGAAAAATTATTATGTTGGAAATTTTAAGAAGAGAATTAGCAGGGAGCACAGTATCACTTTATGAATTAGACGAAATCATGACAAGGCTCGGGTGTCCTTCTGAACTGGAATGGATAAACGATGATGGCGCGTGGGATGATGTTTTAAAGGATAAAAATATCTTTTATAAAGTTCCTGATTCTGACGACCATTTTGCAATTTCTTTTGAAATTGAAAGCGAGTACAATTCGGAGGAAGAAAGTGCAGATTGCACACTTGTTAATATCGTTAATATAGAGGTTCAGTAATTAAATTCTCGTCGCGGAGGTTACGAGGGCAGGGAGAATCAATGAAAGCAATAAAAATCATTTTAACACAAACTACAGCAAACTACAGACAACCCGAACAGATAAAATTAAGGAGCACATTTCCCCTCCCTCCCGTTTCAACAATATTAGGAGGGATTCATAAGGCGACAAGATGGGGGAAATACCATCCAATCCATATTGGTATAAAGGGGAAATATGGAGTCCTTTCACGGCGAACATATACAAATCAGTATGTTTATGACCGTATACAATATGATAGAGGTTATTTTGTGCGTTTTGCCGCTCCGAACGCATTTTCAAATGCTTATATTCAAATTGCGAAGCCCTTAATGGGTGGTGCGCTTGGAAAACGTAAATTAAGAACTGGAGAAGGTTTCGTAGTTTTGGAAAAAGAAATGTTAGATAATTTTTTTGGCATGAAAAACGAGCTAGAAAAAATAAACAATGAATTGAAAGAACTGAAAACTGCTCGTATAAAAGAAACAAAGGGGCTAACGAGAGAAGAAAAAAGGCTTGCTCGAAAGCCTTACGATGAAAAGATGGAAAATTTAACTGTTCGAAAAGATGAGTTGAATTTTGAATTAAGTCATTATCAGAGTTTTGAAAAAATTCCTATGATGGTGGATTTGTTAAACGATATTAAACTAACATTGCATTTAGTGGCAAGTAGCCTGGACGATTATCGGGACATCTTAGAGTGTATATATGATATAAAATCATTTGGACGCTCAGAAGATTTTATAAATGTCGAAACTGTTGAGGAGCTTGATTATTCCATCGCAGAAAGTGGAACAATCAAAGAATCTATTTACATACCTAAGAGCGAATGTAAGTTCTTTGAACGAGAAGGTGGCAAAAAAATGGGGGGTACTGTATACTATCTAAACGAACAATATCATATAAACGAAAGAAGGCAACGTATTTTTAACAAAATACCTTGCTTATATGCAAGTAATGTAAATTTGAAAGAGCGAGGTGAGCGCACATTTGTTGATGAAACGGGTGAGCTTTTCGTTTTGATCAACTAAAAAAAAGCAAGTGAGGTGACGAATAAATGGCAGAAAAGAAACTATGCCGTCAAGACAGATGGGATGCAAAAAAAGGAATTGCGGCAAAAACTTATAAAATCGACAAACAGGTCGCTGAGAGTTTTAAGCAGGCGTGTAAGCAAGTAGGTGTGGGAATGGGACCACAGCTCACGGCGATGATGCAAGAATTTATTCGGACAGTGTCAGAGTCTGACACGAAGGAGGAATAATGCATGGAGAAAAAAATCAGATGTGCTATATATGACAGGGTATCGCACGAGCTTCAGGTTGAAAGGGGGTACTCTCTCGAAGCCCAGATGGTGAGACTCAAAATATACAGACAGTCTTGTGATATATTATTTTTTTATAATATCATAAAAAAATAGGTATGTATATCCTCTTGTTTTGCGTGTCTTATCTTCTCTATGCAGTTCTTCAATAACACTCATTGCGTAATTCTATATAAAATATTCTTAAATTTTTGTGCATTTCCCCAATTCACTTTACACCCATTGAGTGTTATAATAAAAACAAGTTAAGAGGAAGGGGATAAAATGAAGGAGTTAAGAAAGAAATATAATCTGACACAAAAACAACTGTCAGAGATTACTAGAATCCCGGTTAGAACAATTCAGAACTGGGAAGGCGGGCAAAGGAAATGCCCACAATATGTAGCGGAACTTGTAAAGTTTAAACTTGAGCATTTATACAAATAAGAGGAGGGAAAAGAAAATGAAAGAATGGAAATTTAATAAAAGAAGAAAATTAGACAGATTCTTAGCCGCCTTGCCTAAAGACATGGTTTTTAAGTCAAATAATGAGTTTCGAATAAAAATGCCAAACGGATACATCGGCATTGGATATTATTACCATGATTATTATGCATTTGGGGGACATCGCAATTCTGAATACAATACTATACAAGAAAACATAGACGCGGTAAAAGAACTCATTGACAAATACGGAGAAAAGAAGTAATATATAGACATGGTTTTAATGGTTACATTTTGGGATGTAAATGTTAGCTTAATTTTGGAAACCAAAAAATATTAATAGTTCCATTTTGGAAGATAAAGCACTTGCTTCGGCAGGTGCTTTTTTGTTGTCTGAATCATATAAAAATGTTAATCAAAAGTAAAATGAATAATAATTATTAGAATAATAATACTTGACATAAAAAAATAATTATGATAGATTGTAGATAATTTAATAAATGATTACAAAAAGCGTTAGAGATTATAAATAATAAAACTCTAGCGCTTTTCTTTTTTCTGGATCGTGAGAAAGAAGGAACAGCGGGAGCGTGTGCAGGATGCCGGGAATAAGGGAACGAATATCTTGAATAAATATATATTATTTATATATCATTCTGTATTGATTTAACGCATGAAAGTGTGGTGAGAAGATGAAGGACAATACAACGGAAGCCCAGGGGGTTGAGGTGTACGAACATGATATATTTTATTATGCTGATGAGTATATAACAAACACCTTAAATATTATACCTGGCGATGATAATTACAAAGAGATTGTAAGAGATAATTTTAATGATATGTTATTTTATATAAAAAATAATATAACTAAACCAGATAAGAATGATATTGAATTGTTAAATGAAATATTTAATATATATATAAGGTTATGTGTTAAGTATAATAGATTGCCAACAATTAATATGTTTTGTATATTAACAGGATTAAATAATACAGTGATATCTAATAATTATCATAATAACGCTAAGATGAGTAATATATATAAACAAACCGTCAAAATGTGGTTAGACACCTGCAAAGGTTTCACAATCGACAGGCTGCACAATCAGGCTGGTGCTAATGCTAATTTAATATTTATAGCAAAAGCAAACTACGGAATGGCAGAGACGGCGCCTATTCAGACGGCCAATACAGAAGCGCTGCCGGATGAAACAAGGGAGCAAATAGCGGCAAAATATGCGGCATATGCAGATCTACCAGCTCCAGAGCCACCGGAATTATAGCCGAATAGTCAGACAATAAGAACTATACCACAAACAATAGACACAATAAAGCGGTTAAAGATTAGATATATAAATATATACAAAACAGCCTTTACATTTTGTGCAATATGTATATCAAATACAGCTTAACTATTCGCAAAACTTATGTTTAACGAATAGTTGAAAATGGGAATAAAAGGGAATGTAATAGCTTCTGGGGTAGGGGTCTAAGCGAAAGCCACCCCAGCCGCCAGTGACCTTTCCGAGCTCCCAAAAAACAAAAAGGGGTCTTTTATATGCGAGCATCATATGCATCTCAGCCATCATCAAAAACACATCAGATTACAAAAACACTTTCAGAATCAATAAAATCCCAACAAAAATTTAAAACGCTTATTTAAATATGACCAATGATATGAATTATTCGGAATTTAATATAGATTGTGATAATAAATGTATAGATGCAATGGTAATCATATTTGGGATACATAGGGCTATTAATTTTTGCCGGTGCAATGCACGGAAGTATCACGATATGTTTGCTAAACAGCAACGCGAAGAGTATTTAAGGAGGGCTGAGTGGTACATCAGCAAAACAGTTGAGCTTCAAAAAATATATAGCTCAGAAGCGACTCTTGTTTGTAACGAGGATTTAAAAGCAATAAAAGATACATTCGCGGAACCATTGATTCATTTACCCTTAAATTATCCCAACGTAAAAGCTATGCAGAAAGGGAGAAAGATCAAAAAATGAAAAATGAGAAATGCAAATGCCAAGAAATAAAAAGTAATGGAGAATGCGACATTCTTATAAATGACGAAGACAAATGGTTTTTAAAAAAACTTTCCAGAGGGCGCTGGTTCTTATTTTATAATCACAAGAAGTTTTCTGGTTCGAGAGGAATCCGTATTTATAATTGTCCGTTTTGCGGAAGAAAGCTGGGAAATATCAAAGAAAATAAAATTTCAAGGGCTGTAAAGACAATTCGTGAAGAACTTTTAAAGAGGGAAGGATTTTATAAAGCGTTTAAATGTAGTATAGAATCCGTTCTCAAAGAACAGCATTTAAGAGACACAAAAGAGTTAGCTGAAAGAATCTTAGAAAGGATAATGGGTGATTAAATGCTCTGTTTTAAAATAATTGTAACCTGTTTATGTAGTTGGGATATCGTGTTTCACATTATGGGATTAATCTCTACTGTAAAAAATAATGAAGGAAAGATTTTCAGTTTAGTAAATTTCTTTTTGGCTTTATGTATTTTGGGATATACGCTTTCAATAGCGTGTATATGGATGAGGTAAAAATGGTAGAAATCAAATTTATTACAGGAGAAACAGAAGTATATTTGCTTCATGGCAATTCAGGATATTGTTACGATAAAGAAACGGAACTTTTTCGACTAGAAACAGAGCAAGGGACTATTACCATTCCGAGAGAAGTTATCCGGACAATTCAATTTTCTAAAAAAATATAGCGGCGAATAGTCGCTCTTGGGGCCATCGCCAAACGGTAAGGCACAGGACTTTGACTCCTGCATTTTGCTGGTTCGAATCCAGCTGGTCTCGTTTATCCGCTCAGTGACAATAGTACCTCCTTATGTCTAATGTATGTGGCTTACATTTTTACAAAGAAACCGTTTTAGTTAATTATCAATAAATTTCAAAAACCATGCATCTTGACTGAGTGGATATTTATGGAAGTGTAGCTCATTGGTAGAGCATCTGGCTTATATCCAGCGTGTAGTGGGTTCGATTCCTACCACTTCTATTTATGATATTTATGCGACTATGTTATTCTAGCGGCATATTATCATAAATTACCCTTTTCTTAAATGTTAAATCCCTCTTCAAATTAGTAAATAAAACGTTAGCATTTATTTTAACTGCCTTGAAGGGGGCAGAATGGAATAAAGAATTTTAAATAATATATATAAAGAGTTCCGGTGGTATTAAAAAAGATTAATCCACTGGAATTATTTATAGGGAAGAAAAATGATAAAATTTGTTACTATATTAAATAACGACTAAGGAGTTGTTGGGTGTGATTTAAGAAAGGAGATTCTATGAGTTTAAAAAGCTGGTTATATAAACGGGCAGTTGCTTATATCGGAAAATGCAATCAAGAATGGGAACGCCCAAATGTACGCCATGACCTACAAAACTTAGATAGGCTAACGTATCGTAATTGTGATAAAGCATATTTACTTTATGGTTCGGACGCAGAGTGGAGTAAATTCAGCAGGTACGAAGTCCTTGATAATGCAATACAGAAATTAGCCATGTATGAAGATCGAAAAGAATTAATGCCCACTAAAAGGAGACGATTAACAATGGAAGACTGGTCTAAGAAAGAACCGAAATTCCGTTATATGTTATTGGACAAATTAAGACAAGATTGTGATTTCTACTTGCGAGTTGGAGGGTCAGCTAATTGCCTTTGGGCGGATAGTGAGAAAGAGCAGATTCAAACCATGATTTATATTTGGAATAGTTTCCCAGATGGCGATAAACCTGAATGGTTAACTATGGAACAGATTAAAGAGTTCGCTCAGAAGATGGGCGTTGATATTTGAAAGGAGATAAGTATGAGTAACATGTTAGATTGAGCAAAAAGAGAGGTTGAAATTGCCTGCAAGAAAGAAAATCCAAATAGAAAAGAAGGAGAGTTTGATTATGGCTGCGCTTGTTATGAGAGTGCATTAAAAGCTTTTGAAAGTTTATGTGAAGATAAACATTCTGGATTTAGCATAACGATGACCCAAAGTATCCTTAATCGTCTCATTGATGGACAGCCATTAACGCCAATCGAAGATACAGATGATATTTGGGAAAAATGTCATAGACCTAAAGATGGCCCGGAAGTATATCAATGTAAGCGAATGAGTTCGTTATTTAAGGATATCTATGCTGATGGAACTATCAAATACAGTGATGTTGACCATTCGTACTGTGTCAGCATTCACGATTCAAACAATACGTATTCTTCTGGGCTGGTTAGGAGAATCATTGATGAGATGTTTCCTATAACAATGCCTTATATGCCTGGTAGACCAATCAAGGTTTATTGCGAGGATTTCTTAACAGACAAAAAGAACGGCGATTTTGATACTGTTGGCGTGTTCTATGCCATAAAAACAGAGGATGGCAATCAAGAGAGAATTGAAATAAATAGATTCTTCAGAGAACCAGAAGGTGACGAAGAGGGTAGCTGGATTGAAATATCTAAAGAAGAGTATTACGAACGAAAAGAGGCTGCGATTGATAGGATATAAATAATTTTGTTGAAAGAAGGAAAAGCAATGAATCTTAGACAAAAATATAAAAGAATAAAAAAAGAGAATGAAAGACTGAAAAAAATCGCTCGCCCAATGCTTCGGCAGCCTATTTTGGAATCGAGAGAATGTAAAATTTTAACTCTGGCAGGGGAAAATATTGTTCGCGATTTTGAATATGACGCGGAGGCTATTGACTATGCCCAAAAATGTGTTGTACGAAATTTGTCCGATGAGTTAATGCCGTATATTGAATTTGAAAAATATTTTAATGAAAATGGAGACGTCGCGGTTAAGGGGCAAATAAAAGTGGTTTTACACAATCGACCCAAAAAGAAGGAAATGGAATGTTGATAATTAAAGGATTTAAAATACCAGATGATGAAGCTGACAAAAAAATAAAAAAATATTGGATACAGTGCCCTTATTGCGGCAAGAGACAATTTCCAATTGGACAAAATACAAAAATAAGAAATTTATTGTATCAATGCAAGGGCTCAAGTTGCAAAAGGCATTTCTTAATTGACACAGAATTACAAAAAGAAATGTAAAATTGTTTTGGAATATTGAAAACAAAGGAGAAGTTTATGGAAGAACGCTTTCAAAATATAGAACCAGGAGACGTCTTGTT